TCTCAGCTGTGCTAAAAGCTATCGAGTCCGCTAAGACTAAACTTAATCAACGCACAACAGTGAGAGGCTAATCGTGGCACAAGTAAAGATTGATATTGCTACCGAGTTCACTGGTAAAAAGGCTTTTAAGCAAGCCGAAACTTCAACAGACAGATTAACTAAAAGCACTAAGCAGCTTGCTAAAGGCTTACTGGCTGTTTATAGCGCACAAAAGATTATGGCTTTTGCCAAGTCCTCTGTTAAGGCTTTTGCAGAAGATGACAAGGCAGCAAAAGCACTAGGCACTACTCTTAAAAATCTAGGCCTTGCTTACGGATCAAACGCTGATACAGTTAATGGCTTTATTTCTCGCCTTGAAATGCAAACAGGTGTGCTTGATGATGAGCTTCGTCCTGCAATGGATCGCTTGCTTCGTGCTACAGGTGATGTTAGTAAGTCTCAGGAATTGCTAGGACTTGCATTAGATATAGCAGCAGGTACTGGCAGAAGCCTGACACAAGTATCGCAGTCTTTACAAAAGGCTTACTTAGGCCAGACTCAGGCACTTGGCCGCTTAGGTGTAGGACTCTCAAAAGCAGAGCTAACCTCTTCATCATTTGAGGAAATCCAAGCTCGTCTATCAACATTATTCGCAGGGCAAGCAACGGCAGCAGCCGATACCTATGCAGGTTCGCTTGCTAAATTAACTGTTGCTGGAAACAATGCTAAAGAGACTATTGGCAAGGGTCTTGTAGATGCTTTAGTAACAGCATCCAATTCTACTTCTACAGATGATCTAATCAAGAAGATCGATAGAGTAGCGCAGTCGATTGCTAACTTCACTCGCGAAGCAGGCGAGTTTATAAAGATTACTAAGTCAATTTTTGACTTAAAGAACTTCTCATTCTTTGCACCTTCTGGCGGTTTATTCGGTGATGGCAAGGGCTTTGGCAATATCTCAATGACTGTATCCTCACAGGATACTCAGCGAGCAGATGCCATTGCTAAAAAGAATGCGGCAGCACTCGCAAAACTCTCCGGAGTTCAAGCTGCTAATCAAGCCAAGATCCTTAAGGACAAGCGACTACAAGCGGCAATCGATAAGGCTAACCTTGCCCTTAACAAAGGTGGCGAAGTCTTTGACATGGATAAGATCCAGATTGCAGCAGCTCTTACCTCTCAGGCTGAGCAACTAGGCAAAGCAACTACACAGACTCAGATTCTTCAGATCGCTAACGATACTGCTCGCCTCAATGTCAAGCGCTCAATGCTTGCCCTAGAAGATGCCATTGCCGCTAAGGATGAGCAAGCGATCATTGCTGCGACTAATAAACTCAACGCAGATCTTAAAGTGCTTAATGCGCTTAGTGGTCAAAACGCTAAACTCGTGGACATCAAGTCAATCCTTGACAGCCTAAAGCCAGCAGACTTAGTCAATCTAACAAACCTAGATGCTGCTCTTGCCAAGATCCGAGAGATGCTTGACTTACTTGTTAAGGCTAATGTTCAAGCAACAGTTAAGATTCCTACAAGCGGCTCACTAGGTTCTGGCATTCCAGCAGGAGATTTCATTGCGCCTATTTCAACAACAGGTGGATCTATCGAAGCAATCTTAGAATATGCAGAAGCGGCAACAGCTCGAGCCAATGCTTTCGCAGATCTTCTAGACATGGACACAGCAGCAAAGACCGCATCTTTACAGGCCAGTTCTATCTATAGCAACTCAGGCGCGCTTCAATCATTCCGTGAATCAGAGGCACGGTCAGCTACAGTAAACATCTACGCTAACACCATCGCCAACCCAGATGAACTAACTAACATGATTCAGAACTCTTTGATCCAGTTGAATAAGCGCGGTGACTATATTACGACTGCTGGATCACTATGACCAGACCAGTCATCAATGTCGTAATTGACTTCTCCACAGGTGCAACCTTCGGGTATCCCTTTATCATTGGCGAGTCTCAAATCGGTGGTCAAGATGTATTCTCTGATTCACCAACTAGCCTTGTCGTGGATGTATCTAACCTTTTAGATTCTGTACAGACTAACCGAGGACGGCAGTTATCAGCTGAGCAATTTAATACTGGCACAGCAGCTATCCGCATCCTTGACCAGAATGGTGACTTTAATCCACAGAATCCATCCAGCCCTTACTACACTTACCTTAACCCAATGCGCAAGATCACTATCAGCGCAACATGGGAAGGTGTGAGATATCCAGTATTCGCTGGCTACATCACAAGTTATAACACGACCACGCCTAAGTTCGAGGGCGATCTTGTCTACACCACAGTCACGGCAGTCGATGGATTCCGTCTATTCCAGAATGCACAATTCTTTGGTGTGGCTGGAGCAGTTGCAGGTGAGACCACAGGCACACGCATCACTAAAATCCTAGATAGCATCGGCTGGCCTAACTCCCAGCGAGATATTGACACAGGCCTTACTACCTGTCAAGCAGATCCAGCAACCCAGAGAACAGCCCTAGCAGCCCTACAGACGGTCGCACAGACCGAGTATGGTGCTTTCTATATGGATGGGCAGGGCAGGGCTGTATTCCAAGATAGAACCGTTACTACGGCATCTGTAGCAAACACGCCTGTAGTATTTAATGACAATGGCACAGGCATTGGCTACTTCAATGTCAAGTGGGTTTTTGATGATTCCCAGATTTATAACAAGGCAACTGTCACTCGCACAGGCGGTACAGTCCAGACAACGCAGAATGCAGCTTCTATCGCTAAGTACTTTACTCACTCTTATAACGCATCTGGCCTTCTCATGGAGACCGATGCAGAAGCTCTTAACTATGCCCTTGCTTTCATAGCATCACGGCAGGAGACATCTATCCGCGTGGACGAATTAACCCTTGACCTACAGCAGGACGGATACAGCGCAGGAAAGATCGCAGCATTGAGCTTGGACTTCTTTAGTCCAGTTACAATAACCACCACTCAGCCTAACTCGACTACCTTGACAAAGACTGTCCAGATCTTCGGTGTTAACCATCAAATCACTCCTAGCTCGTGGAAAGTCAACTACACCACGGCAGAGCCAATCATCGATGGATTCATCATAGGATCGCCTGTATCGGGTATCATAGACACTAGCGTTTTATCTTACTAAGGAGTAACAATGCCAACAGGATTGCCAGCAACCACAGGAGATGTTCTATCTTCGACCATGTACAACAGCCTTACTGCCTTTACTGTTGGCACAGCTAACACAGCCGACTACACAGCCGTTAGTGCTGACCAGTATCAAGTGCTAGAAATCATGAACAAGGCAACAGCGATTGCCTTTAAGATTCCTACTAACGCATCTGTTGCTTTCCCTATTGGTACTGTGCTTACAGTCCTTAACATTGGCGTAGGTGTTTGCACAATCTCAGCAGTAACTTCTGGCACCACTACAGTCCTATCAGGTGGAGCAGTAGCTGCATCTCCAACCCTTGCACAATATAAGTCAGCCGCTTGCATCAAGACTGGCACAGACACATGGTATGTGGTGGGCGGAATTGCTTAATTCAATTGTATCTGTTTTAGACTCAGGCGGTGCTGCCGGTGGTGGAGCTTCTTTTGAGTCTATTGCTACTGCTACAGGTACAGGTTCATCTGGAACAATAACATTCTCTAGCATCCCTAGCACATACGCGTCGCTACAAATCCGATATACAAATCGTATGGGTGCAGCAGGTGACAATATCATTATGAGATTCAACTCTGATAGTGGTGCTAATTATGTTCGTCACGTACTTTATGGCACAGGTTCTACAGCAACTGCTACAGGTTCTACAGGTGTTACCTCAATAGGTGTGGGGTCGTTCTTTAATGGTTCAGATGCAACTCAACCACAAGTAGGAATTATTGACATTCATAACTACGCAGTAACTACACAAAATAAAACAGTTAGAGCCTTTACAGGTATTGATCTTAATGGCTCTGGCGATGTTGATTTAATCTCTGGTTTATGGATAAACACTTCTGCTGTATCTACCATTACTTTGTCCGTTGCTGGAAATACTTTTTCAACAGGCTCAGTCTTTTCACTATACGGAATTAAGGGAGCGTAAATGCCAGCAACATACGAGCCAATCGCTACCACGACTTTAAGTAGTGCAGCATCATCAATTACCTTTAGCAGTATCCCTGCTACTTATACTGATTTAGTTCTTGTTGTAACTGGTTTATTTACCTCTAGTGGAGGAAATAGTAGAATCAGATTCAACGGAGACACTGGAACTAACTATAGCAACACAAGATTGCAAGGAGACGGAACTAGCGCATCATCCAATCGTTCCACATCTCAAGCATTCTTGAGGTTAGATTATGATGGGAACTCATCAACTGTTCCAAATATGACTAGAACTAATATATTTTCTTACGCTGGTTCGACTAATAAAACCTGTCTAATAGAGTCTTCTGAAGATAAAAATGGTTCTGGTTCAACAGTAAGAACTGTTGGTTTATGGCGTGATACTAGCGCAATAACTAGTATAGAAGTTTTGATGAGTTCTTCTACATTTGCCACTGGAACAATCGCTACTCTGTATGGGATAAAAAATGCCTAGTACCTACACACTCATCTCATCCAATGTCCTTAGCAGCACTGCATCATCTGTTACTTTTTCTGCAATCCCTAGCACTTATACAGATTTAGCACTAAGGGTTAGTGCTAGAACTAATTACGGCGCTATTAGCGATTACTTGCAAATCTATTTTAATGGATCAACAGCAGCAAATTATTCTGACACAACTCTTTGGGGTGATGGGGCTAGTGTTTTTACTCTTAGAAACAGCAACGCCAATCTAAGCGAAGCCTCAACAATGAGTGCAAACAATGCAACAGCAAACACTTTTGGCAGTGCTGAGATTTATATACCAAATTACACCGCTAGCCAAAATAAACCTGTCGGTGCATTTGGAGTGGCAGAATCAAACACCACAAGTTTCAGCTCATCTTTTGGAGTTGTAGCCGACGCAAGTCTTTGGCGTGATACCACAGCAATAACATCTATTACTTTGGATGCCTATGGCACCTACCAAATTGGTTCATCTTTCTATCTCTACGGCATATCAAAATCATAAGGAGCAACAATGACAACAGCAATCGAAATCAACTGCGAAACAGGCGAGGTCATCGAGCGTCCATTGACAGCCGATGAAATCGCAGCCAATGAAGCAGCAGCAGCACAGGCAGAAGCAGATCGCGTAACAGCAGAAGCAGAAGCAGCAACTAAGGCTGATGCTAAGGCTGCACTACTTGACAAGCTTGGCATCTCTGAGGATGAAGCGAAACTGCTACTTGGATGAAGGTCAAGTTAAGTAAAGCTGCTATCCAATTAAGAGAGCAGATTGATGACTCGTTCCCAGATCGTGACCGCACATCGGATGGTTGGGTCGGTGATACCCGACACGCTGCTCGCAAGTCAGATCATAATCCTGATGAGCAGGGCTGGGTACGCGCCATTGATGTGGACAAAGACTTATTCAAGGGCGGAAAGCCAGACATCATGGGAGATCTTGCTGATCAGCTTCGTACCTTGTCCAAGTCAAAAGCAGACAAGCGTATTAGTTACATCATTTACGATGGACGAATCTGCTCCAGCATCCTTAATTGGAAGTGGCGCAAGTACACAGGGGCTAACAAACACACTAAGCACATGCATGTCAGCTTTAAGAAAGAAGCTGACAATGATGGGGCTTTTTTTCAAGTATCTATGTTAGGTGGAGAATAATGAATGAACTAAAGACAGCAGCAGGCTCATGGGCTAGAGCATTTCTAGTAGCAGTTATCTCAATGGCAGCAGCTGGGGTCACAGATCCTAAGGCTCTCATTGCAGCAGGTGTTGCTTCAATCCTTCCACCTGTACTGCGCTACCTATCGCCTAATGATCCGTCTATGGGCATCAAGAAGTGACACAGTCCGACTTCTTCACGCTTTACCTTGCCACCATTGCAGCTCTTGGTGGCTTGTCTGGCTATGTAATTACCCACCTGTTGTCTGAGATCAAAAGACTCAACACGCGAGTGGATGAGATCTACAACATACTTCTCGACAGGTAACATTCTGCTATGGCAAGAAAAGCAACTAAGGCGCTAGAGGAACAAGGTTACTCAAAGCTTGATGCTTATTGCATTGGGCTTTATGAGTATTTCTGTTCGCTTAAAAGAGCAGGGTTTGCAGAGGACATTGCTATGTTTATGATTACAGAGCCACAGGCTTACCCTCACTGGATTCTGCCTGATCCCATTGCGCCTGAGAAGTTTGGCGATTACGAAGATGAGGATGACGATTAAGCGAATTGTCGTAGTCTCGGACTTGCAAGTCCCATACCATGACAGGGTTGCAACTCGTAACCTTGCAAGCTTCATCACCAAGTTTAAGCCAGATCAAGTAGTCACCATTGGCGATGAGATTGACCTTCCCCAGATAAGCAAGTGGGAAGAAGGGCGCATGGGCTCATACGCTCAGACCCTAGATGATGACCGCAATGAGGCTGTGCAGCTTCTCTGGGAATTAGGCGTTACAGACTGCATCCGCAGCAATCACACAGATCGCCTGTATAACATCATCATGGCTAAAGTGCCAGCATTCGGTGCATTGCCAGAGCTGCGGTTTGAGAAGTTTATGAAGTTTGATGAGCTAGGCATTACCTTCCACAAGAACCCTATGCCTATTGCACCTAATTGGATTGCAGTTCATGGTGACCATACACCCATGAAGCCACAAGGGGGCTTATCAGCCCTAGAAGCGGCTCGTAGGCATGGTAAGAATGTCATCTCAGGTCATACCCACAGGGCAGGGCGTTCAGCCTTCTCAGAGGCTTCTGGAGGTCGCATAGGGCGTGTCCTGCATGGTGTCGAAGTAGGCAATCTCATGGACTTTAAGCAAGCTGCATACACTAAGGGAGTTGCTAACTGGCAACAGGCTTTCGCTATTATCTATGTAAACAAGGCTAAGGTTCAGGTAGATCTTATTAACATCGAAAAGGACGGCACATTCATTGTGGCTGGAAAGTCCTACGGCAGACCGCGTTAAATCGTTATCATTTCGTTATCAGAATGTTCTTGATTAGTCTGTCATCTATGCAACACTAAAGCCATGACAAGCACAACGACACTAATCAAAGAAGAGTTCTGGACGCTAGTATGTGAGAAGCATGGTTTTACATGCGACTTCAAGACAAAGAAACAAGCTCTAGCGTGGAAGAATGACTCATCAATCTGGTGCGAAAAGTGCTAATAACTTCTAAAGAAAAGGGCGAATAATGAGCAATACAGACAAGCTGCTTCTTATCTGCATTATCGGCATGATTATAGGTTTTATCATAGTCATCATCGATGTGCAGAAATCAGCATATAACAAGGGCGTACGCGATGGCTATCACCGAGGTCGCAGTATTAAAGGACAAGAATGAGAGCCAATGAAATCTTACTCACAGCCACAGACACGATCCGTGACCGTGGGCTTCAATACGGTCACCCTGCGGATAACTTGCAACACACCGCAATGCTCCTCAGCGCATACCTACAAACACCAATACACGACTATCAGGTGGCAGGGATCATGGTCTTGGTTAAACTTGCGAGGACTAATCAATCAGCACAGCACATCGACAACTGGGTTGATCTATGCAGCTACGGCGCAATCGCAGGACAATTAGCCACAGAGGAAAACGAGTTATATGTTTAATTTAGCCGATTACGAGCCAGTCGAGGTGAGACTTGAAAAATTTATTAAGGACTATCCAGCGTTCCGCATATCAACTGAGTTGGAAGTGGTCGAGGCTACTCGATACATTGTTAAGGCGTATCTATTTAAGAATGCTGAAGATAGC